GGTGATGATTTAGATGGATTTTTTGCAAGCACTTCAACAACTATTGAGGCTGTTAAAAACAATATAAGAAATTTATTACAAACCGAAGAAGGTGAAAGATTTTTTCAACCAAACTTAGGTATAGGATTAAGAAAGTTATTGTTTGAACATATATCAAATAATAATTTAATTACTATACAAGATAACATATTAGATAAATTAGAATTTTGGTTACCTTTTGTTGAAGTAAGAGATATACAGGTTTTGAGTAGAGACAATAAAACAGATATAGGAACAAATGAGATTGTAGTAAAAATATTATTTAACATTAAACAAGACCCAAACACTTTAGATGCTGTAACACTTAACTTTAGTAGTGATGAATCTACATCAGCTGATAGTGGAACTACCGCTGGTTCTGTCGGTGGTAGTGGATATTAATTGGAGATAAAATATGCCAACATATGGTAAAGAAAATTTTAAAGAATCAAATGTAAACTATTTAAATAAAGATTTTGGGGCATTAAAAGAATCTTTAATGAATTATGCTAAATCTTATTTTCCAGATACTTATCGTGATTTCAATGAAACATCACCTGGTATGATGTTATTAGAAATGAATGCTTATGTTGGTGATGTATTGTCGTTTTACATCGATAAACAATATCAAGAAATGTTATTACCATTAGCTGAGGAAAGAAGAAACATAATCACAATGGCTAAAATGTTGGGATATAAAGTAAAACCAATCGTACCATCATATGTTGATTTGACATTTACTTCAAACGTAAACGTATCAAGTGGTGATGTTTCAAAAGTTGATTATTCAAATGCGGGTACTTTTGATGCAGGTATTGAAATAGTTTCAGACACAGATTCAAACACTATTTTTACAACATTAGAACCAATTGATTTTAGAATTACAGGTTCAAATGATACTGAAACCATTGGAACGACAGACACTAGTGGTTTAGCTTCAACATATACATTATCAAGAACTGTAAGAGCTGTAAGTGCAACTGAAAAAACAATTTCATTTCAAATTGGAGCACCTGAAAAATTTAAAACCATTACTATACCTGATACTAATGTAATTGATATTATTTCTTGTGTGGATTCGAATGGAAACAATTGGTATGAAGTTGATTTTCTTGCTCAAGACAAAGTTCCTATTACTACTCACTATACTGCTGATGATACACGAGAATCTGCATATGTAGATGAACAAGGTTTATTATCAACAACTGCAGTTCCATTTTCTTTAACATACATTACAACTACAAAAAGATTTACTCGTGAAACTAATACTGATAATACTACATCATTAGTGTTTGGAAATGGTGTTTTAAAAAATGGTGAAATAGTCGATGAGGGCTTTTTAGATTTAGAACAAATTGGTATTGTAATTCCTGGTCAAACTAATGACCTCAATGAATCAATTGACCCATTGTTAGGTGACGAATACTCAACACTTGGTGAAACACCAAACAATATAACCTTAACAATTACTTATCGTGTAGGTGGTGGTATTAATTCCAATGTACCATCTGGTAATTTATCCACAACACCAACAATTACTGCTCAAAGTGGAAACACATCTGCTACTTTACTAAGTGTGACAAACAATCTTCCAGCCCGTGGTGGTAAAAATGAAGAAGATACAATTGAAATAAAAGAAAGAGCTAAAGCATTTTTCACAACACAAAACAGATGTGTGACAAAAGAAGACTATGAAGCAAGGGTGTTAAATATACCAGCAAAGTTTGGAAACATAGCAAAAGCATATGTTACTCGTTTATCACCAAATGTTCCAACAGGAACTAACTTAACAGCTGTAAATAATTTTGTAAATAGTGTTGATACAAATATATTAAGTAATGAAGGCTTAAGGGGTTTTTTGTCTAGTACCACATTTAAAAATACTGTAATTTCTGCAAATCAACCAAGTGATGTTGATTTATTGGTCAATGATATAAATAATATTTTCTTATCTAATGTACCATCACCACCAAATATTACAAACGACTTAGCTAGAGAATTAGAATTGGGAACAATAAACATTTATTTATTAGGATACAATAATAGAAAACAATTAGTTGGTAATCCAAACATATCTACAACCTTAACAAATGATAATCTACCATTAACATTGTTGACTAATATAAAAAATTATCTTAATAATTTTAAATTACTAACTGATTTAGTAACACTTAATGATGGTTACATAGTAAACTTTGGTGTGATGTTTGATGTCATCGCTGAAAAATATGCAAATAAACAACAAGTTAAATTAAAATGTATACAAAAAATAAAAGATTATTTTAGAATTGAAAAAATGCAATTCAATCAACCAATTTATAAAAGTCAATTAGAATTTGAATTAATGGGAGTAGAGGGAGTTCGTTCTATTGGTCATGTAACAATTACTCAACATGAAGATTATAATGGAGATGGTGAATTATTGACCTCACCAACATATACTTATTCTTTTGATAATTCAGTTTTGAATGTTGATATAGATGGTATTGAGGGTTTAGATGGAAGTTTCATCAATAGTTCAGGAGATAATGGTGAGGGCACTGTTGGATATGGATATAAATATAATTTTAAAAATGCACTTTCAACTGATGAAACTATAATATTACCACCTAACTTAGCAACACCAACGGTTTTTGAATTAAAAAATCCAAATCAAAACATACAAGGGAGAGTTAGATAATGCATCATTTTATTTTTCCAAATCAAGACACTTGGATTTCAAGTGGTTCGTCAAAAATAACTGGTGAATCTTTCAGAGACCAAAACTTTGGAAGAGACCAAATACTTGAAGTCAAAAAAGAATTTTTTAATTCATCATTAGACCACTTTACAAGGGCGTTGGTTCAATTTAGTGGGGATGAATTTACTGAATTATCTAAGTCAGTAGCTGATGGTACTATAGACTCAGACGCGAAATACTATTTAAGACTTTATGAAGCTGAGGGTAATGCTGAGATGACTGAAGAATATACTTTAGCGATTCAACCATTATCAGAATCTTGGACTGAGGGTACTGGTAAGTTTGGTGATAATCCAAAAAATACTAATGGTTGTAGTTTTGATAATCGTAGTAATCCAATAGGTGGAACAGCAGTGCCTTGGCTTAATGCTGGTGGTACAAGTTATAAAATACCAACAGGACTCTCTGTACTTAGTTCATCAACACAAACTTTTTCAAATCAATCTCCTGACGTAAATGTAGAAGTAACTGATATGGTTAATATGTGGTTAAAAGGTCAAGAAGAAAATAATGGTATGTTGATTCGTTTTAATGGAACTCAAGAAACTAATTCAACAACATTTGGACATTTAAAATTCTTTTCAAGAAACACACATACTATTTACTCACCACAATTGGAAGTTCGTTGGGATGACCATTTACCTTGTACGGGTTCAAACACAGGTTCATTAACTGAATTAACAATGAGTGGGTTAGCTGATAACTTTTTATACATGCAGGGGTTGAGAGAGGAATATAAAGTTGGTGAACGAGTTAAGTTTAGGGTTGGTGCAAGAAAAAGGTATATTCAAAAAACTTTTTCTAATTCAGTTCAGACTGTGACTGGTTCATTCATAACTGAAGGTAGTGGTTCATATGCAATTAAAGATGTTACTACTGATGAGTTTATAGTGCCTTTTGAAGATAATCAAGATGTTAGTTATACAAAACTCAGTTGTGATAGTGAATCAAATTATTTTATTCAATACTTAGATGGGTTTTATCCTGATAGGGTTTATAAAATATTATTAAAATTAAAATATGATGATGGGCAAGAACAAGTGTTTGATGATGATTTTGAATTTATAGTTAAGAGGAAATAGTTATGACACCTACAGAAAAATTAGAACGACTATTAGATTTAATAGCTGACGCCTTAATACAAAGTGACTTTGTAAATGTATCCGATGTAACAGGTGCTCAAAAATTTATTCTTAATGGACAATTACAAGCTGGTGCGGGTGAGGGTGTTTTAGCCCTTTTTCAAAAGGACATTAAAGCAAATATTGAAGATTTAAATACAATAATTACTCTTAATCAAGGTACGGAAGAAGAGGAAACAATACCTAAATTACAAGATGTTGCAAACAAAATTGATTTTAGTTTATTAGGTAATCCACCAATATCAATCGTTGAAGGTGGAGATTTTGGTATATCGATTAGTATTAATGGTGGTGGTGATTTAGTAAATGGAGAAAACATTACAGAATTAGTTGTCTTAGATGGTAATTTTTCAAACACAAGTCAATTCATTCCATTACAACAATCATCAACCATAATTGATACAAACAAAGCAAATGAATTTTTAGATACAAATATATTTGAACTATTACCTAGTGGTGATGCTAGACAGGCTAGAATTATAAGATTTTTTCAAGAATTAAATGCATTACTACCACCAACACCAGAATTTGAAAATCCAGTCGAACGAGATAATAATGGAAATTGGACTGGGTCATTAGACTATAATCAAAATTATAGTATTTCATATACTCAAGATAATCCATCTTTAGCAAACATTGATGAAGAAGATGCTTTTATTCATAGATTAAAATCAACAGCTAATGATACAAATTCATCAAGAACCATTGAAGATATTTACAATACAATACTTCCTTATTTAACAGATATATTAGAGGATGATATTGGGCTGGCAGATGATAGAGAGGTTTATCAAAATAAATCAAATGGTTATTTAAAATTTAGAAATCTTAACTCAGGCATAATTATTCGTAACACTAATCAAGACTTTATTGAAGGATTAGACCCAAATAATTTAACTTATTTAGATAGGTTAGATGAAAACGGAGAAACAATACCTGGCACTGGTTTTACAATTACAATGTGGGTTAGATTTTTAGATAAAGTATCAGAGGGGACATTGTTTAATTTTGGTAATCCGACAAGAGAGGAGAATCCCTTTGGATTTAAATTAGAAACTTATGTTTTAAACAAAGATGATAAGACATATTATCCTACAAATTTTGATTCAGATAATAGTTTTCAAACTTTTGGTAACACTGTAGAAAACACCATTGAATTAAGTGAACAAGGTATTTTTTCAAATTCAAATACAGCAAGATTTGTAAGATTAATGGTAAGAGAAGAAGATTCAGAAATTGGAATTAGAGATTCTCATACGGGTAACAACTCTATGAGAAAAATTTCTTGGAATTATCCAGACCTTCGATATAGAGATGGTATTTCTGCCTCGATGAATACAAGGTTATTAAATACAACTTTTATTCCAGAAGATTTCAATGAATGGTATTTCATATGTGCATCATATAATCCAGGAATTATAGAACCAAGAAAAATCGATGAGGGGGGTGGTAACCCTAATGATATTGACGGAAACATATATACAGCTTATGAACATAACAAAGACTTTTGGATGAATCATATTACTCCAAATTTACAAACTGATAATTCAGCTCAAACACCACATCAATATATAAACAATTCAGGTTTTGGAAACAAATGCAAAGTAGAAATCATATCTAAATCAGACTTACTACGAGCTCGTGGTTTTAAGGTATAGTTAAATGTCTCACATAACTCCACATTTAAATTTTCAAATCGACAGATTAACAGAATTAGATGAATATAACCATACATCACCTGAAAATACAAGGTATACTACTACTTTATTCCTACAGGTAAGGTCAGGATTTGATGATGAGATGGATGGAGTTGGTGATGGTGCAGCTGTACAAGTTTGGTTACATTTAAGGTATAAATATGGTCAATGGAGTGATTTACAAAATAAATACACAGACATTATAACACTTGAATCTGATTTAAATCTAGATAATGGTTTTAAAATTTTAGATGATTCAGATGACGATAATAGGATAACTTTTGGTAAACAACGAACTGAAATTGATGATTTGGGTGGTGCAGATGGAAATGGAAGTGGTGGTAAAAAAAATATATATTCATTTATAGATTTACCCACAGCTACAGAAATATATGAATATTATAATATTGAAATGCCTAACGGTGGTGTGGATTTAATAGAATGTGAAATTTTGGGTGTATATATGAAAGGTAATTTAGGTGAAACTAGATTGCGATTAGAAATTAGTGGACTTGAATATCCATCAATACCAGACGTTAATAATCCATCTGAAGATGGGTTGGATGTATCTACAAGACCTGTATATAGTTCAGATGATTTAGAATCAACTGAAGGTTTAGAACAAGAATATGAATATTTTAAAGAAGATAAGGATTTAAATACCTTTACAGAGGGATATGTAAATCGAGAAAATTTCCCAATTGGAGCAGGCCAATTAATTGATACAAAATCTGTTCAAAGCACAACTAATAATTTTCTTCGTAAAGTTTCTGACAATTTCATTTTTGATTCAGAAACTGATATTGAAATTGAAATTAATAATAGTTATTCAGAAATTTTTACAGACGAAGAATTTTCAGATAATTTTGGAGTACCAAATATAGACATTGAACAAACTCTTTTACAACCATTCGACCCATTTAGTGGTTTGGATATCGATATGGGTTCTTTTCAAAACACCAATCAAGGACTATTAAATTCTAATCAAGATGGTAGAATAGCACTTGGTATGTTTGTATTCAATGATGATAACTTAAATAGTGATTACTTCCCAAGTCAAGGGCCTGATTTTAAAACTATTTACAAACCTAATTTAATAAACAATGGCTCTGGTAGATTTATTTTAAGTAAATATACTCATCCAGCTCCAATTATCAATGATAGTGGAGGCTCAGGTATACTTGCAGAAATTTCTTACTTCATACCAGATGGTGGTTGGGGATATTGTACTTATGATGGAATTGAAACCAGAAAAAGAGATATAGACCTATATGGAGATGGTGGGTCATATATTGAGGAATCATCCACTGGAGAAAATTTTATAGATTCTTTTAACCAATCAAATGGTGAACCAAATGATAATCAAAACAGAGTTGGATATGCTGGTTATTATCCTTATTTTTTTGACCATGAAAACAGTTTATTAAGATTATCTTATGATTTATTTGCATCATTATACCATGGTTACAATACTCAAAATATAGAAAATTCATGTAATTTATTCTTTCATATGAATCACTATGATTGTTTTCTTGATAGTAATGATGGATATGAATATCAACAACTAACCAATCTTTTTGCCGATGATGGTACATTAGAGATAGAAAAATTTAAAGGTGTTAAAAAATCATTTATAACATCCCCTGCAGTTGAACCAACTGGATGGAACAGTGCACCAACATTGGTGGGTTGGCCAAACTTTGCAAAATGGATAATTAGTGATGAAGCATATTCATATGGTAAATGTTTAGAATTTTTATCAACTAATTTTAGTAAATCTGCTAGAGATGTTGCAGGAGATGGATGGTTGAATTTATATGATTACTCGTTTAATTGGGATGATGATTTTGGAGATGATGTCCCTAAAGAAAATCAATACAGGTCTTTAAATCAAGTCATAGAATTTTATCGTGGTGGTTTTACGGATACTAGTAATTTATTATCACCATATTCTTCACTTAAAGTTTCCTTTAAAATGAAAACTGATAGTAGTTTTGTAGGAAATTATGACCAACCAGAAGTTGAATTAGCTGTTGTTGATTCTGATGGTGATATTTATAATCCAATGCGTTGGATAGATGAAACAACTTATAATTTTTTTCCATATCCTTTAAATTTAGATAATATACCAACAGATGGGACATATCCTTATAATAAAAAACATATTTATTTCCCACATGGTGATTTTAATTCTCAAACTTATAATGATAATTTACATAGTGATGGCACAGTTAGTGCAGCATTTTCAAATTATGGTTCTATGGGTAGATTTAAAAACACTGTAATGGATGAATGGGAGGAATTTTCTTTTTCATTCACTTTAGGTAATAATTTTTTATATGGTGATACTAATTATGTTAGAAGATTATTTTTAATCGTTCAAGCTGCTAATAATTTTTATGGTAGAGTATTATTAGATGATTTTAAAATTATTGAATCTTATGAATTTACTCCTGATGTAGATGTTAGAAAAAAAATATCTGTTGGTAATTATGGTAAAGGAGATTTAACACAATATTATGACAAAGAATTACAACCTAATGAATATAAAGATACAACCGCTCCATTGGAAGCTCAATTTTATTTTTATCCAACTTATCCAACAGATGAAATCTTTGATGTAAAAAGAACTCCAATTTATCGAGATTTTAAAAAAGGCCTTTTCTTCATCTATGATATAGATTGGGGTGATGGTTCACCAAAAGAATTTACAACAAAACTTGAACAAATTGACGAAGAAACACCTTTGTATCATACATATGAACAGAGTGGAACTTTTGAAGTTACAGGATTTATGGTTAGAAAAAAAATAGACGAGGATGGAAACTTAGGTGGTGTAGCTCATGTTAAAAAATTTAAATTAAGAATAAATATTAATGAAGGGTTAGATGAAGATTTTACATATTTTGGTAGTGATGGTTTTTCATTTATTCCATTTAAAAACACTTTACCAATAATTGGTGGTTATTCAAATCAAAGTTCATATTATAATTCTATTAAAAGACAATTAGGTTTTTTAGACGAAACTAAAACTTTTGTAAAATTTGCTAATGATAGTGATAAATTAAAAACTGAAATAGCTTTACTAAAAATGGAAGGTAAAGATATTAATGAATTAGATACTTTACCAAATTATATAAAAAAAAGATACAATGATAAAACAATACAAACAGAAGAAACTTTAATTAATAATGGCACACAACCAATAGTAGAAACACTTGGAAAACATATAGGGGATTCTGACTTAACAAATATAAAATATTATAATGAACCAAAGTCAATTTGGGAATTGTTTGGATTTGAAGAACAAGATTTAAATCAAGTCGGAAAACCTGATGAATCAAGATATTGGAAAAACATTATTGATATAAATACTTCAATATTTGACAGAGAGGGTATTGATATAAATGGAAGTATACAAAACGGCACTTTAGTTGTTGATACTTTTTCAGAACAAGATTGGTTGGATGATTCATACTATCCTGTATTACCAAGATATGGTGTTGATGGTAATTTTATAGATGGTGATTTTCCAAATGATAAAATACCATTTCCTAAACAAGGTGTAATTACTGATGAGAATGAAATTAATCAAAGTTTATTAATTAATTTAACTAGTGAAAAAATAGACAATAATGTTATTGATGATAAAAGTGGCAATCAAAATTTAGGATTTTTAATTTCAGATTATAAACCAAGTTTTGATAAAAAAAGTTTAAAACCAAAAAAACGAAAAGTATTTAGTAAAGTAAAAACAGAAAAGAACAATGGAGCTTTTTAATTGGAAAAGAAATTAATAATTATTGACGAACCAAACATAGGTGATGTTAGTGTTTATAATTTTGATGAAAATTATAATACTGAATCAATAAATTACTATGATTCAATCGGTCTACCTCTCAACAATGATAAATTTCAAAATAAAGATTTATACACAAAATCAGTTGGTTCTGATGTTAATAATGCAATAATAAAACGAAATTTAAAGGCACAAGGGGGAGGTGGTAGTTCAAATTTTATTCGTATTGATTCATTGTATGTAAGTGCTTATGCATCACCTAAACCCACTAAAAATAATAGAGTGGAGGGTTATTTATTTTCCGAAGAGGATGCATATATAACACCTGGTATTGGTTATTCTGCTTTAAAGAGTATTGTTGGGGCAGATAGTTTTAGAAGAAGATTTTTTGTACAAAATTTTAGTAATTTAAATGGTGGTGATTTAGGAAATGTCACACATGTAGAAGGGAAGAATATTTTATTCAACTTTTCTGCAGCTGCTGATGGGCCGGAATTTGGAGATTTCGATGGTCGTAATACAGGTTTTAGTGGTGGTGATGAATATCTAGGTGGTAATGGACCATTTACCGAAAACTTTCCATTAAAAGATGAAGGTGGTTTATCGACTAAAATATTTGATGAAAATATTAATAATGCTATTTATTTAGTAATTAGATTAAGAGGTGATGAAGACCCATGGATTGGAACTGATGTAAGAAAAAGAAAATATCAAGTTTATAAAATAGATAATTTAGAATTATTTAATGTTCAAGGTAATGAAGTTAGTGGTAAAATATCTTATTTTGATTCTGAAACAAATCTTCCAAAAATTGTTGATGTAGAAGGTGATGGGGGAGGTTATGGTGATGAAAAACCAGCCTGGACAGTTACTGATTTAAAAATATCCATCAGTACTATTGATGCAATTCCTAATAATTGGGCTGGTGAAGTTGATGAAATTTTAAGTGATGAAGAGAACTATGTACAATTTTTTGAATCCGTTCAACCAACTTATTTTATTTCAAACTTTTTATCTGATGTGGATTTACTATCAATTAATTTTGATAGACAATTAAGTAATAATACAAATCCACCAGGACCAGACGATAACCAAGATTCAATATATCCAAATTTTATTCCAAAGACAATCGTTTCAACTTTAGATACTGATAATAATTTAAAAACAGAAATTGATTTACAAAGTTATTATGAAAACGATTTACAAAAAAGTTTGATAGCTTCAGCACCAGCTACAATTGGATTAAGTTTTAAAGCGATGAGTGAAAACAATTTTGATATCGATACAATAAAATTCTATTACTTTGTAATTGATTGGAATGATATTGAAGATAAAATAAAAACTTTAGATGATTGGTTAAAAATTAGACCATCTGAACTTCAAGATTTACAAATTTTAAAAGACACCGAAAATATATATAAAATTTTTAGTAATGAAAATAATGAATTTGTTACAAACACATATACTACACCAGGTATTAAAAACATAAAGTCTATTATGATAAGTTTTGATGAAACAACAAGACAATTAGGTAGATGGAAATTAGTAACAACTAAAATTTTCTTAGATATACCAATTAATCAATATCCTGATTTTGGTGAGTTGGGAGGCACTAATTACACAACATTACCTTGGCCATACACAACAGCTATCATTGGTGGAATTGATAAAGATTCAAAATATTATCAAAGTATTTTAAATACATTGGGTGGAGGTAAAATTGGAGATACGGATATAATTGATGAAAAGTTTTTGATAAATGCTAGAGAAAATAATGAATTAGGTTCATCAATTGAAAAATTAGATTTAGAACAATGTCGTTATTTTAACAAACAATATAGTATTTATGAACTACTAAACATCGAAGCTGTTCAAGATAATCAACTTATTTCTTATAATGAATATAATGGAGAAACTTCTGATAGAACTTTTCCAATGGAAAGTTCCATTGGACAGATATTTATAAATGATAATCAGGATATGGAATTGAAAAAAAATTGTAAAATGGAAATAAATACAAGTGAATTAACAAATAATTCTATTTATGATTCTAGTGGAAATTCAAATAAAGGTTTATTAATTGGTGATTATAAAATTAAAAAAAATAGAAAAGGTGAACCTATGAGACGAGATACATTCATTAAAGTTCCCAAAAAAACTCGTAAAAATGATGGAGCAATGTAGTGCCTGAATTAGAATTTGAATTTAATCAAAAAGATAAAGATTTAGTAATTTCTGAAACCAATGGACAATTTTCAGATAATGATTACATTCGACTTACCATTTATCCAACTGAAGCTATAACCAATGTAGTGGATTTACCCAATAGTGAAAAAGGTATTGATGGTAAAGCTATATTTTTCTCAACTTTAAATCCTAATTCAATGGTCATTAATATATCACCATTTACAGAAAATAATGTATACAGAGAAAAGCCCATAGGTGGTAATTTATATGGTGGTGATAAAGGTGATTTTAAAATATACAAAAAAGATATATCTGATTCTTCTTCTGAAATATACATAAAACCAAATGAAATATTTAATAAATTCGAATTACCTCAAGGTGATTATAAAATTCAAATTGACTTTTTAAATCAAGTTTCTGCAGGACAATTATTTGAACAAGAGTTACCAACACCTTATTGGTTTGAAGATTTTGATTATAATGGTAGTGGATTTTTAAATATTGAAGATTCTGCTGGTTGGGTTAGTGTAAATAGACAAGATATTGCTGAGTTAATACCGGCTATAATCGGTGGTTCTATACCTGAACCACCAAAATATACTGATTGGCAACTTCAAAATCCTCCAGATACAGGACCAGATGGTGAAACAGTAGACAACACCCCACCATCACCACCACCATTGGGAGTTGAATATTATTATTCTGAACCTGAAAATGTACAATATAAGTTTATTATAAAACAAATATCAACTTCAAGAAAAGAGGTTAGATTAAAAATATTAAACGAACCTATTTTAAATAATTCAGATGTTATAACAAAACTAACAAATGAATTTAATAACAATGAACCTGAATTTTTAACTGAAGTTGACGAACAGGGTAATTTTTTACCTAATCCTAATTACAAATATCAATTCGGACATATACTAAGTGTTGGAAACGGTGACCATAACCCTATTATGAATTATACCTTTGATAGGGTAACAGATGGTAAAGACAATCAATCAATTATACTTAAACTATATGATGCACTACCTACCAACATAAGTAATCTATCATTTGTTACTATTGAAAGAGAAGTTCTAACAACACAAGTACAAGATATATTTTATTTTTCTGAAGTACCTGATGTATTTTTTGGTGATGGATTAAAACCTGACCAACAAGAAAATTGGCTTACTCCTATAAATAATGAAATTGGTTTTGAAAATTTTGATGATTTAATAAATTCATCATCAATAGAAGATATCACATCAGACACTTTAATATCTGCGAGTAGTTATGGTTATCCTAATTTAAACACAGATTTTAACGAATTTACAAATCATACATTTTTTGGTTCTGCTAAAAAGAAATTAGAAAATTTTAAAACAAAGGTTGAAACTATTCAAAGTTACTATTCAGAAATATCAAGTTCACTGTCAACTGATGGTATTTCTCTAACTGGTGATTCAACTTTTGTAATTCAAAAAAGAAAAGATTTATTTAATAAAATAAGTGAAGAATTTAAAACATTTACACCTTATGAAAGATTTTTATATTTTGATGGACAAACGGATTCAACCTCCTCTGCTCCTGCACTGAAAAACTATGCTGATAATAATCCACTAAAACAGGATGGTAATTATGAAGAATTAAATCAAAGTGATGGATTTAATGTTGTTTATAAAAATTCTAATTTGGAATTAGGTGAAGATATTCATTTAACAGACACATTGTATAGAATACAAAATAAACCATTTTTTAATCATAGTGGGTCTGTATATCTTTCATTTTTACTAAAGGGAACAAATAATTTAGAAATTAGTAGGCAAATTAGTAATAATTTAGTAACTGGTTTTATATCTAATGGTTTCTTTTTACCACATGACACAGCTCACACTGCATCAATATTAGAGCCAACTGTAATTAGTAGTTCTTATAAAAGATTTATATATGAAGCTTCTCAATCTTATTTCATACCAAAAACAAATGGTAATGATATGGCTGATTTAAGTATCGATACTGGTGACTTTAATGCCGGTTCAACAAAAATTGAAATTTTAAGTGGAAGTGTTAAAACAGGTTCAAGTCAAATTAAAGATTCAACTAATTTATATCCAACTACAGTAATAACTCAAAGTGGTGTTCCATTTAAAGGTTCTGTAATGCCGGCCGGTGATTTATTTACTTTAAAAATAACATCAGGTTCTGCTTTAACTCAATCATTTATTACTGATGTAAAAGTAACATTAAAAAATCCAACTAATGTTTTACCATTCGACAACATTTATAAAACAACATCGACTGAATTTACAGATTGGTATAATAATGCTTTAACTCAAGCAGAAACTTTCGATACTAATAACATTCATTCATTTGAAAACAATTTACCTCTTTATATTCAAAATAGTTCTGACTTTAATGATATGAAAAAATTCTTAAATCTACAAGGTGAACAATATGATTTAATTAGAAATCATATTGATTCAATGGGAACAATTCATAAAAGGGGATATAAAAAAACTAATTCACCACCTGATAATACATTACCAATGTTATTAAATAATATGGGGTATCAAGCGATAAATCCATTTGGTGGAAGTTTAACTGAAACATTGGGTTCTTATTTAAGCGGTGTTACTTCAATTGATGATATTAAAAACAATACATGGAGAAAAACTCTAAATAATTTATTGTATATTTATAAATCCAAAGGAACAAAAAATTCCATAAGAGGTTTATTAAATGTATATGGTTATCCTCCTGATGTAATTAATTTCCAAGAGTTTGGTGGTTCAACAACAAATGATTTAAACGATAGTCTAAATGATAATTTACCAGATGATACTGGTGTAGATATTAATTTAGATGCGATAACTGGTAGTGTTTCATATATTGATAATAAGAAAAAATTATACTATTATAATTTTAATAATAACACAGATAGAATTTTAAATCTTGATTGGTGGATGGATGGTGCAAATATAAACACAGTTGAATTTGTATACAAACATGTAAAAACTACGCAAGAACAAACAATATTAAAATCAAGTGGTAGTGGTGCTGAAACACTTTGGGATGTAAGATTAATTCCAAGTTCTGATGGATTAAGTTCTTCATTTGAATTTAGATTAAATAATTCACAAGAAGCTGATACGGCCATTGGTAGTCGAGGTTTTTCAATGTCATTGGCATTTAACCAAATGACAGATGGACAATTATGGAACGTAATGTTACAGAGAATGACAGGTTCAACATCTGGACCTGGTACAATTGAATATAGACTACATTCAGCTCTACAAAATAATAAAATTATAAAACCACATAGTGTAGTTACAATGTCAATAAGTGGTGGTTTAGTTGGAAATTCTTCAACTGAAGGTGGTAAAGGGTTTTTTGCAAACCAAAATTTCCAATCAAGTGGTTCAAGACATCCACTATCATCATCAAATTTATTTGTTGGTGAAATATTTAGTGGTTCATTAGCTGAAATTAAAGCTTGGTCAACAACTTTAAGTACTTCAAAATTTAAACAACATACATTGAACAAATTTTCAACTGTTGGTAATACAATAGACTCTTTTAAAACAGATTTAGTGTATCGTTTTAAATTAAACGAAAATTACTCTAGTGCTTCAGTTTCATCATCAGCACAAAATCTACAACTTATAGACTCATCACCACCTAAACTTTTTGGAGATTATTCTATCACAAAGCCTGGAACATTTTTTACTAGTTCAATTATTTATGGTTTTGATATTGTAGATGTTGTAAAAGTCATAACACAAGATAATCAAGATAATGCAAATGACAATAAAATTCTAATTAATCCAAATATTCAATCAATTGGAAATAATTTAAATTCAGACATAGTTGATAATATTAATAATAATCAAAAACCTGAGGTTATTACTTCACCAAAGCTTGAATTATTTTCATCACCACAAAATTTTGTAAATAATTTTATATTAGATAATTTGGGTGGATTTAATTTTGAAAAATTATATGGGAATCCAAATGATTATTACTCACAATTCTATAATGAGTTTGATACATTTAGAGAAAACTTTTTTAAAGAAAATCCAATTGAAATAAATACTAATAAATTTATTAGAGCATATGAGAATTTATATGATGTTTCATTAGTAGAGGGTCTGAAAAAGTTAGTTCCTGCTCGTTCAACTTTTAGTGATAGAAATGCAAACGTTGGTGTTCAAATAAAAAACACATTATTAGAAAAACAAAAATATGAAAATGAAGAACATAGTGTGGAGGTCAATCCAAATGCTCCTATTGGTAATTATAATTTAGATATCAAACTAAATAATATTGTTTTTAATAAAGAAACATTAACAGAATTATTGACTGAAAAAGAGGGAACAGCTGAAATCACCCCATCAACCATTGGTTCGATTGAAGTGATACATAGTGATACAATAAGTCTTGGTAACGCGTATGTTACAAGTAGTGGGTATTTAGCACCATTTAGTGGAAGTACACTTGCAAGTGAAAGTAATCAAAGTGTAAAAAATAATTTTCACCCACCATTTTTACAACCAGGTGGTTATGTTGTAACAATAGAAAATCCTCTTTCAGCTTCAATGTCACCATTACCAACTTATGATGGTTCAACAATTGTTCTCTCTAAAAATGGAACTATTGACTACGCTTCTAACGTAAACAAATCATATGTAGATGTTCATAAAAATTGGGGAAGAACAAATAATGATGTTCAACATATTAATTTCGCAGCACCGACTGGTTCTGATGGAACATTTAACACATATGATATTGAAAAAAGATTTGTGTTTCACTCTATCGGTGATATGGAATATTATTCAGCTTCATTCGGTGATAGTTCTGATTTTAGTAATAGTGATAAATTTTATAATAGGTTATTAATAGATAACGATTTTCATGCTAATGTAAATTATGAATCATTAATAAATGGTAATCCTGGTAACCAAACAGGTAGAATGATGGGTAAAACAAGATATTTTATTACAAGTTCAGATGGTTCAATTACTTTCCCATCAAATCACGTTACTAATTTTAGTCAACCATTTAAAGAACAAATGAATAAAGGAACACAAAATACAAACCCAGGATTTTTAAACGTACGATATGAAGATTATTCAACAGCTTCATTTTATAGAGTTAATGTAACTGGTGGTGAAAATCAAATTATTATAAAAGGTGGCTCTGGTGACATTGATGGAGATGATAAAATAATATATGCACCTTAAAATATAAATTTGATTATTTTTTTATTTTTATAATATTTATATATGAATTAAAGTATTTCTACATAGGAGAAAACAATGGGATATTTAGACAATTCATCAATTACGGTTGATGCAGTACTGACAAAAAAAGGTCGTGAGATTTTAAAAGAAGGTGGTAATTTAAATATTAGTTCATTTACATTATCAGATACAGGTGTGGATTATACACTTTGGAATACAGACCATCCAAGTGGTTCTGCTTTTTATGGTGAAGCTATTGAAAATTTACCACAATTAGAAGCGAGTGTTCATGCAGAATATAATTTAAGAAATAGATTAATTAGTTTAGGACAAAATAGTATCGCAGTACCAGCGTTAGTATTAGGTGGATTGGATTCAACAGGTACAAATCTAATAACATTTACAGAGGGTAGTCAAAATGGAACTATTAATGTTAATTTAGTGGGTTACTCAAGTACACAAGCCACAATTGGTGGTGACCAATATTATTTTGTAATTCAAGATACTAGTATAGTTAATGGTGGTAAGGGTGGTGAAATCATTAGTGGTACTAGTAGACAATTTTTACAAGAACAAGATATCCCAAATGCTAGAAGATATGGTTTTAGTGGAAATTCATTCAATTTAAATCCACTACAACAAGATACAGCTGGTAAAGAAACTTTTGTTTATGTAGTTCACATTGAAACAGGTGCTTACAATTCATTTAGAGTTGTGAATAATATTACTAAAAATCAAAGAGCAGTACTTGCACAAAATATTAAAAGTTAATAAATTAGTAAATTAGGAGATTAATAAATGGCTATAGCAGGCGGAAACATAAATTTAGATTCAACGGAGGGTATGGATAAAATTTCTCAAACGGAAAAAGTAACTAGTCCTTATTTTTCAGATGGAACAGTAACTTTAGCAGGTTCTAATACAGTTTCATCATCACAGACCGGACAAGCGACCAATGAAACATATTTCTTTGGTATAGCACATTCTTCAACACCAACTGTTCAAGAATTTAATGTTGCGTTCGGTGATACAGAGGGTCATGGTTCGTTGATTGAACCTAATACAAAATCAGAAACAGAAGCTATTTATAAACAATACGCTAGTATACTTCTGGCTCCTACAGAAGTTACTGGTGGATTTGTTATTTCATCTCCTGCAAGTGATAGTGCTATAACAAGTGGAAAAGACAATGAAATATTTGTTCTTTCAGCTAGACGCTCTAATATGAAAGATAGAATTAATAAAGGAACTTGGACAATTGCATTAAGCGGTTCAACCGCAGCTGGTACTGCAGGTACACTACTTGAATTAACAGATGATAGTGTGAATAATAGTCCAACCGCAACTCCTGTTGGGGATAGATATAATATCGTTAGTGGAGCAGCTGGAACAGTTGTTAGTGAATCAACTGCTAGAAATTTTGGTTTCTTTTATCCTGATATGGGAATTTTAGTATTGAGTCAACAAGAGTTATCTGCTTCAATACCTGGAAAAAGTGATGGAAACAATACTGCTGTCACGTTTGATAGTACAGACCATCAAGGTTTTCACACTTCAACTGATACAAATGCAAATGAAAGTACAGCATTAAGGTTTATAAATTGTTTAAGTGCTGGAGGTGGAGGTTCATTAACATTCAGAGATGAGGAAGACCAGATAAGTGCTCAATATTTTTGTAGAGTTAGAAGTGGACAAATGAACTTTTCAAATAATCCAACATTTGTTTCTGGCTCCTTAAATGAATTAAGAAAAAAGAATATGAAAGGTAGTCCTACTACATTTATTACATCTGTACAATTATATAATAATGATGGAGAAATGGTCGCAGTAGGTAACCTATCAACACCATTGAAGAAAAACTTTAGTTCAGAAGCTACAATAAAAGTTAAATTAACTTATTAAGATGGGTTGTTATGCATGTATTTAAGGAGATTGATAAATCATCAACTGTAATTAAAAGTAATTTAACAAATTTTACTCAAAATCTTACAACATCTTCAATCGGTATACAATCGATAAAAATAGTATCAGGTTCCATAAATAATAATTATTGGCAATCACTAAATGTTTTATTTTATACAAGTGGTTCACCAATGTATCCAAACGAAAACAAATTTGAAAAACCAGCAAATAATTTTTCATTAGTTAAATCTAATAATTCACAATTTTTAACAAAGTATCATGGTTATCCAAGTAGTTCTATAATACAAATACCATCTAAGTATTATGGTGAGGAAATTAAAAGAGGAAGCTTTCAAATTGTAGATTTAAATAATTCAGATAACGGTGGTAATAATCCAATTATAATTGATGATAAATTTGGGAATTTATATTCTACTAATGCACATCACTCACAAAGTAATACAAACGCTTCATCATCTGATAATTATGTTGGTAATATATTTTATGATAAGGGTTTAGCGGTAATTACAGAAACAGGTTCATGGAGTGGTAGTGTAGATTATTCAGATTTAGCTACAAATTTTGATTTAAAATTTGATTCTGTACATAAAATAACAACACATGAATACGCTTTGACATTATTACCAGATGAATATAATTATACCATGAACTATTCTGTAAGAAACGTTTTAACAACTGATTTAAATCCTTTCGATTTAGCTACATCAACTTTAGCTTCACCTTTTACTGGTAGTAACTTTCAACCATATATTACAACAATAAATTTATATCAAGATAATGAATTTGAGGAGCCGGTTATCCAAGCAAAACTACCTAAACCAATAAAAAAAAGTGATAAAATTAACTTACGATTTAATCTAAAATTAGACTTATAGGAGACAAATGGTTACATTAGGATTAGATGCATCCACGACTTGTGTGGGATATGCATTCACAGAAGATAAGAAGATTCTCGATATGGGATTCATCGACATCAAAAAAGAAAAAACACCCAAAGAAAAAGTTCAAAAAGTTCTTGGATTTATTCATGAGAGTCCGTATATTGATGATGTTATTAATATTAACATTGAAGACAATCTATCAGGATTTGCTGGTGGAAGAACTTCACAACAAGTTATTATCAAGTTAGCAAAGTTTAATGCTATATTGTGTTTTATGTTAGAAAACTTTGACTTTGATGTACATAGTATAAATCCAATGACTGCTAGAAAACAAGTGTTTGGAAAAGCAAGAGTCAAGGGTAAAAAAGCAAAACAATTTGTACAAGAAGAAATAGAAAAAATGTACAATACTAAAAAATGGTGTAAAGAAACCAAACGAGGAAATTGGGATAAAAGAAATATCGATATGTATGATGGATTGGTTATGTCACTTTTTGAAAAAAAAGCTTGATTTATTTCCAAAACTTTCGTATATTGTATTAAATGTATAAATACGAATTAGTTAAATTATTAGAAAAAGTTTTATATCCAAGTTATGAAATGAAAGGTGGTGAACATGCTTTCCATTGTCCTTTCTGTAATCATCACAAGAAAAAACTTCAAGTAAACTTTGAAACACAAAAGTGGCATTGTTGGGTTTGTAATCAAGGTGGACATAAGATTGGTATATTACTTCGTAAGATAAACGCACCTAAACAAATCATATCAGAGGTATTGAAAATACTTGGTGATTACAAAGGTGTTAAAAATGAAAAAGATGAAAAAACAGAATACAATGTTTCCCTACCTCAATGTTATCAACCACTTTGGAAACCATCAACCGACCCATTGTATAAAAATGCAATTAGTTATTTGAAGAGAAGAGGGATAGGTGGGATAGATATTCTTCGTTATTCTATAGGTTATTGTTCTTCTAATGGGTATGCTAATCGTATTATCATACCAAGTTATGATGCAGATGGTAAATTGAATTATTTCATAGCAAGAGATATGTTTCCAAATTCAAATTTTAAATATAAGAATCCACCGATGTCAAAAGATACAGTATGTTTTGAAATGTTTATAAATTGGAATGAACCCATTGTTTTAGTTGAGGGAGTATTTGATGCTATAGCTATTAGAAATAATGCTATTCCTTTATTAGGAAAGTTTCCAAGTAAAACATTGGTAACAAGATTAGTGGAAAAGAAAGTAAAAACAATATATGTAGCATTAGATGAAGACGCTAGGCAAGATGCAATCAAATTATCTAAGTTTTTAATGGATTATGGAATTTCAACATACTTATTAAATATGAAAGACAAAGACCCATCAGAATTAGGTTTTACAAAATTTTGGGAGTTACTCAACTCAACACAACAATCAACATTTTCAGATATAATAAAAGGAAGATTATATGGGTAAGATATACATATTTGATGTAGATGGGACATTAACACCATCACGATTAAGAATGACAGAGGAGTTTGCTAAATACTTTGATAAGTGGAGTGAAAGAAATAACTACTATTTAGTTACAGGTAGTGATTTAGATAAAACAAAAGAACAATTACCAACTGCTTATATAGATAGAGCAGAAGCTATATTCACCTGTTGTGGAAATCAAATGTGGAGAGATAATGAATTAATTTATGATAACAAGTTTGAATTAACTTCAAAACTTAAAAATGCTTTAGATATTGTATTGATGAGTAGTTCATATCCACATCGTTATGGTAATCATATTGAAGATAGAGGTTCAATGGTAAACTTTAGTATCGTGGGTAGGAATTGTAATCAAGAACAAAGAGAACATTTTTTTAAATGGGATAATGAAAAAGGTGAAAGAAAAAAGATTAGTACATTTTTGAAAAACAAGTTTAAAGATTTAGATGCTGTTTTGGGTGGACAAATATCAATTGATATTTATCCCAAAGGAATGGATAAATCACAAATATTTGAACACATAGAAACTGATTTTGCTATTCCATTTAGTGAGCCAAATGAATATATTTTCATAGGTGATAGAACAAAAGAGGGTGGAAACGATTATCCACTTGCAAAATTAATGGAAGAAACAAATAATTGTTATACATTTCAAACAAATGGTTGGAAACAAACACAAGAAATATTGGAGAATTTAATTGATTAAAACAATAGCTCATTTAGCAGACATACACATTCGTAAGTTACATCGTTTCGTAGAATACAGACAAGTATTTAAAAAACTATATAAACAATTAAAAGATTTAAAACCAGATGCTATCTATATTGGTGGTGATGTGGTTCACGGAAAATTGGATACCTCACCTGAAGAAGTCAGAATGGTTGCAAACTTCTTTTTAGAGTTATGTAAGATTGCTCCCACGATTGTCATACCAGGTAATCACGATTGTAATTTAAATAATAAATCAAGAGAAGATACACTTTCACCTATTGTGGATTTAGTTCAGAAGATTACACCTAATTTACATTATTGGAAAAAGACAGGTGTGTACAATATGGATAATATTGACTTTGCTACATTATCTATTTTTGATATTGATAAAGAAGGTAAACAAATAACAGATACAATACCGAATCCAAAAGATTTAAAAAACACATCGATAGCTTTATTTCACGGTGGAGTGGATAAACACTTTTATGATAATGGATTCCAAGTCCAAGATGATAGAGTGACGAATGACACATTTGCTGGATATGATATGGTGTTGTTGGGTGATATTCACAAACGACAATTCTTAAATGAAGAAGAAACTATTGCGTATCCTGGTTCATTGATTCAACAGAATTATTCAGAAGAACCAAGCCACGGATTCTTATTATGGGATGTAGAGAAAAGAAAAGCCACATATCATCAAGTGGAGAATGATTATGGATATAAAATATTAAATGTAGTGGATGGTGAGATAAAAAACTCAACAACTGGTAAACCATATGAGTTGACATTCATGCCACCAAAAGGTAGAGTAAAAATTAAATTTACAAACACTACATTGGAACAAATCAAAGATATACAAATTGGTTTAAGAAAACAATATCCGAAGTTAAAAGAGATAGTAACGGAAAGACAAGATAATATATCCATTGGTGATGATAGAGAGAATAAATTAGACATTGGTGATGTAAGAGATGTTAATTATCAGAATGAATTAATTGAAGATTTCTTGAAAAGAAATGTTGATAAT